AACTACTTTGCATATAAAAAATCGTTTATTGCTTTCTCCCGATTTTGTTTTGCGTTTGCGAGTTTGCGATTGCGATACGTGGCGCCTCTTGCGCTGTTGCATGGCTTGCATGCTGCGACGTATCCGTCTTCTATTGTTCCGCCTTTGTCTGATTCAACTAGGTGATCTAGTTCTGTTGCTGTGTTGCGTTTGCACCAATGACATAGCGGTTGGTCGCGCAGTAGTTCAGCCCGTGCTTGTTTGTAGATCGCTGTGTCGTGTTCGGTTAGTTTGCGTGTCATGCTCGCGCGCTTCGCTTGCGCTGACGCGGCGCTTGCGCGCCTTGTCCTCGGTTGATGTGAGTTGTGTTTGTTGTCGGGTTCATGTCGGTGCTTTCTTTGTTTGTTAACTGTATGTCATCTAGCAGGTCAAGAGATGTGTAAATGCTCCACCCACCAGATTGCCCAACCTGGTTCCCTTTGCACTCACTAAGCCGATTATGTTTACGGCTCGCCTCGACGCTTTGCCCGTTTCATTTCGTCTTGCATGATTCGGGGCGCGCCGATCTACCCGCGTTACCGCGACCTCTACCCGACCAGACGCGACTCTGATAGGTGCTTGTTACTAGCCGATTGTTTACATTCTTGGGTTGCTTAAGGTGTAGAGAATGTACTCCATGTCACTTGGCTTCCAAACCGCTGCATGACATCCAGCCAACTCACACGCCTTTAACCAAACCTTTTGCCCAGGTGTTGTCTTGCCTTTCTCTGCCTTCAACTCAATGACCAACGGCCGACCGCCTTGGAATGGGTGCACCATGAACAGATCAGGAAACCCCACGTCGCCCTGTACATGTGTTGCCCAACGCCCTCGACTGTTTTGTGCCGGCAAGTCATGGTGAATCAGCCAGCCATAACGCTTGGCGATGCTAATGACCACATCCTTAAAATCGGCTTCGCTGATCTTTGAATCTAACTTCACAACGATTCCGACCAAATCTTGTCCGCAAAGTGATTGATTGCCCACCTGATCTTTTGCTTTGCTTTATCTTGTTCATCGCGCAGCTCTGAATAGACAACCTGCAAGCGTTCAATTGCGCTGATCATTTCATCCAATGTCATTTCAGTACCTCAATGATTCTGCTTGCTTCATGTGATTTCAACAGCTCTAACACCGCTTCATCGCTGTTCAGTTCGCGCTGAATTAACTCCAACAGTCGAAGATCGTCCATGCCGGCATCCTTGGCAAGTTTCTTGATGTAACCAATCTGCTTTGGTGTGGCAAACGCGCCAGAGGGTGTGTGCGTTTGCGGTTGCGGTGGTTTGGTTAGGCGCTCAACTTTTTGCATCTCATTACGCGACGGCCTAGGGCCACTAGCAGGAGCCTGTAACGGGCAGTTGGCAATTGCGCGACCAATCGCGCTGGTTTCACAGTTTTCTACAAACGACGTGGCATTGACACCGCGGTCGCTTTTGATTTCTTCTGCATAGCCCGTAGCGACTGGCACCTTGTCTTCTTTGTCGGCGTACAGTTCGCAATAGAACACGCAAGCGTCGCCTGTGTAGTTCATCATCATCGTGTAAACGCGCCCGTTCGGGTATGCAGCCCACCAACGCACTAAACGCGACTCGACTGTTTCGTAGTTGCTTAGATCAAAGCCCATTAGATGCCTGCCCAGACGCTTAGACGCTGTGCATGGTCATGCGCGCCACCGCGCTGTGCATATGCCAGTTCGCCTGTGTTGCGAATAAGACCACGACGCGCAGCTGCATTAAGCCGTCCAGCGATGCCCTTGGTAACAGGGAACTGGTCGCCCAGGTGTTTCCAAATGTCGTCAGATGTAAAGAACCCTTTAGCGCGCGCAACGTGCACGATTGCAGCATCAACTTTGCGTTGTTCTTCGGGTGTCCATTTAGTGTCTGCGCTTGCTTGCGATAATGCCATGCCAACAGCAAACGGTTTTCTTGCCGGCACACGGCCGTCACACACGAAGTGTGTTTTGCCTGTGATCTCTGGGTAGGCAATTGAGCCTTTGCAAATCGTGCAGGTTTTCATTGTCGGAATCTCCCTTGTCGGTTAGGAATGTGCTTGTAATGCTTTGATTGCTAGATCGAGTGTAGTCACATCGTAAAGCGGCATCGGGTCTTCTAGTGACAACTGGTTTTTCATTGTCTTTAGACGTTGAATGATGCTTGCGTGTGGGTTTTTGCTAATCGCCATGATGTCGTCAATCAAACCAAAGACCGCCATTGAATGGTTTGCGTTGAGTGTTGAATCAAGCACCATTTTGCGTGTTTCTTCTGTTAGTTCGCCTTGGTTGTATGACACGCCTTCGCTCATTTTGTTGCACTCCATGGTCCCCAGCCGTAGCCATGACGCTCGACGCCGTAATTGTAAATTGCTAACGCTGCGCGCAAATTAACATCAGCCTGTAACAAGTTTTCTGCGCTCGTGATAATGCCGGCATCGGTTAGCCATGGTGTCCAGAATCCGTTGATCTGCATTAGCCCGCGCGACCCACCGTTTGGGTCTTTGTTGTTGACCGCGTTTGGTATGCAGCGTGATTCGCGGAACATAATTGATTCGAGCACGGTGCGCTGATCGGCAGGCCAGCCCAGGTTTATGGCAAGCGCGCTAAACTGCTCACAAGCTGATGTGTACGGGTCAATGTAAATCGTGGACGACGTGCTTGACGTGGTGGTGCTTGGCTCTATCAAATATGGCGCTAGGGCAATAGTCCCAGACGGGCTACCAGACGCGTCAGGAGCCCCTACAGCGACCGTAAAGCCAAAGACGGTACAAAGTACTAGCCCTATGATTTTTTCTGCAAAGTAGTTCATCGTTTCTCCAAAGGTATGGGCTGACCCCAACTTGAGGTTGCCGTTCTAAATGCAATTTGTCCCAATAGGAACTTGCCCGACTCTGGGCTGGTAAATATCTGCACCAAGATTTCTTGGCCGTTGTCCATCACTCCTGTATAGACGCTGTAATCAACGATCTGCGGTTCAGTCATTGCCTGTCCTTTTGTCGGTACTCCGACCCTAGAACATAGATCAAGCCTTAGGTGGGATTTCCCCGAACACCTTTAAGAATGCGGCTTTAACAAAGATCACCGAGTCGGCAGCCTGCGGGGTTATCTCAATGTGGAACCAGTCGCCACCTGGTGCGCCGTGGATGGTTGGCTTGCTGTATTTCTTCCAAGCCTGTCTGTCACAGCGCCATGCGCGACCGTACGGCGCAGGGAAATAGTCAATAACCATTTCAATGCCCAGATCGTTGGCATGCGCGCACAACAGTTCTACAAACGGCAATGCTGTTTTGCGTGACGCATTTGCGTGACGTTCACCGCCTCGATACGACAAATCAACCGCGCGACCTGTGGCATGCACAGACATTGTGCCTGGCTTAGAACGCACATCGCGCACACCCCAACTGCCGTTATTCCAAACAGCGTTGTTTGAGTGATGCAGCACTTGCTTTATAAACTCATTCATGCCGGCACGTGGGCCTGCTGACGCGCCGTCGCTGTTGCCTGTGTATGGCCGTGCGTTCGGATTAGCTTTGGCTGTTGCCACGGCCAAATTTCATGTCTTTAGGGTTGAAGTAGCGCAACGCTGTTGGGCAAACCGCGCCAATTGCAGCTGCCAATAATGCTCCTGGGTCGGTGTTGCCTGTTACTGCTAGCGCGACTACCGCGGCGAGCATTGAGCGACCGTATGAGGCGAGTAGGGCTTTGTCACTTGGTTTCATGTGTTGGCTCCTTAGGTTTTGACTTTAGTCCGTTTGAGGCCACAAGACCTGACAAGGTGCCAGTCATGAACACAGTAAGCGTAGATAGCAGGTCAATAAAGGCAGCGTCATTAGGTGCTTGCTTGTCAATTGGCTGGGTTACAAACATCAGCGCGTAAACAAAACCAATCACGGTTAGCGCAAACACGAACGCCATAACTAGGCCAACTACAACAATTAGTCGAGCGTGTAATTCTTCGGGTTTAAGGCGTGGTCTCATAAATCAGATCTTTTGTGCAAGTGCCAGATGGGTTGCAAAGTGGTGGTTTGCATTCTGGTGCTTTCCAATTGACAGGGTCTTGACATGAGTAACGATATGACCCGTCATAACCGCAACTAGAAACCGCCCACGCAACCACAACAACCAGTAGCGCGTAACCAATAAACGGACGCCATTTCATTGCTCAACTGGCGGCGGTACAAATTCGCCGTACTCACTTAATGACGCGTCAAACGTGTAAGTAGGCCCTGCATAACATCCGCGGAATGATCCGCTGTAACTGGTCTGCAACCATTCGCCCTTGATGCCTAGTGAAGCGATGTATGCCTGTCCGATTGGTTCGCTATCTGGGAATGCAAGATTGTCGCAGTCATCATTAGCAACTACGATTACTTCAATAACTTCTGATCCGTTTATTTGTGCAAAGTGTGCCACGACTCAAACCTTCCAACGAATGTAAATAATTCCTGATCCACCGTTACCGCCAGCAGCGCCAGATGTTCCACCGCCACCGGATGCTGTGTTGGCAGCTGGCGAACCGCCAGCAACACCATTACCACCACCAGCGCCACCAATAGACGAACCGCCAGCACCAGCGCTTCCGTTATAACGCCCACCGCCACCGCCGCCAGCCTTAAACAATGATGAGCCACCAATAAAGGTATTTAGTTGAACGCCAGCGCCACCGTCGCCACCGACTGAACTCGTACCAGTTCCACCAACTGCACCAGCTCCACCACCACCACCAGCGCCAGAAGATGCTGCTGAACTTCCTTGACCAAATCCGCCTACATTGCCTTGACCAGATATTGCTGCACCTCGGAATGTTGCGCTGTGAAAGCTTGCTGCGCCACCAGATGATCCACCTTTACCAGATGTGGTGTTGAATGATCCACCACCGCCACCGCCTATTGCATACACGCCAGCATCAATAAAACTTTCGGATCCACTAGTTCCGAGTGCGTTAGTTCCACCCGCACCACCAGCTCCGATTGTTGCTGTGTAAGTGGCATTAGATAGATACACGGTTGTGAAACATTGACCGCCTGCACCGCCACCACCGTTACTTCCATCAGCGCCATAGGCAGCTGCTGATCCTGCACCACCACCAGCGAAAGCCATGACATCAAATAGGCCAGCCTTTGTGATGGTCAAGGTTCCTGTGCTGGTGAATGATGTGTAGGCGTAGTTCACACCAGAGACCGTCACATTGGTGACACCAGTTCCACCTGTTGCAGCGCCATAGTTGGCACCGCCACCACTAAAAAAAGTAGCAGCACTAGCACTTGTAAAGAGAAGCGTGCCACCCCCATATTGTGCCAATGCTAAAGAACCCGATGTAGTAACTGTTGCTGTGCCAGCGGTGATTGTGCATGTGCCGGCACCAAGGTTGTAAATGTTGACTGACTGACCAGCAGTAAATACCGAAGCGTTAACGGTAATTGTTGTTGCCCCTGCTGCGGTCATTTGGACTCGAGCGCCAGCGTCGGCAGCGACCAGCGTGTGGTTGGCTGTTTTTGCGTTTATTGGTAATTCGGTAATTGCGTTAAGTTCGGATGCCTCAAGCACCGACCCTGCAACAAATGGAAATGGTGTAGCCATAGTGCCCCTATCCTAAAACATTTTCGGCGTCAAGTACGCCATAGATCGCATCATCCAATATCAACTCGTAAACGATCGTAGTTGGCGCGGTGCTGTAAAGGACGCTGTGGCCTGTGCTGAAATCCAGCCGATGCTCGATGCCCTCAACAGACAGCTCTTGAGCCAACTGGGTTGTGCCAGTACCGCTCGCAAACGTTTTTTCTACGCTTATGGTGTTGCCAATATCTATCGTTGCCAGGGTGTCTTTTTGGGCTGTGGTCAGCATTAAGAACTTTGTTGCCACCGATGTATAGCGCGCTTCGGGTTCTGGGTTTAACAGATACTCGGCAGCGGCTTGGATTGCGCTTGCTTCATGTAACAGGCTGTTTGTGATGCTTGAAGTTTGTATAAAATATGTGGCAATTGAGCCAGCGTCGGTTGCAATATAACTATCCCCATCTAAGCCTGTAACGACTGATCTGTTGATTACGGAATCAGCCTCAAAACTGATGCCCACGCCGTCGTATTTGTAGTTTGTGCCGTCGTCATGGAAATCGGCTACCGATGCAGAGAGCGTGTTGCCTATGCGATTTTGGAATGTCAGCACCCCAGACCGTGACATAAACAGGCGACCAAACTCTGCGGTTTCGTTGATTTGTGTTATGTACTGCAACACGTTTGTTCCTGCCGGCACGGTGTACGCAGCGTCGTGGCCAAGGTTGACGGTTCCTGTTGCAATGTCTCGAGCGCCTGCAGGGAAATCTACTTCTGGTAGGTCTAAGACTGTTTCTATGCGTTCGCCTGATGTTTCGGCTGTGACGTTTAGTTCGTTTAGGTAGGTTTGCGCGAGCAGGTAAAACTGGTCAGCGCAATACACGGTCACGGTGTCAAGACCACCTAGCGCGAAGTTGTAGTCGTAGTTAACGACATAACCGCTAAACAACGATTCGGGCACGTTGGTGTTGCTGTATCGAATGAGTTGCACGGCGCGCAATGGGGCAAGACCTGGCTTAGATTCGGCTGTGTCGTAGTACGGGCTGTTTTCGTCGAATGGGTTAAAAATTCCGTCCACGTCTTGAATGGTAAATGTCATGGTGCCAGCGCTGAACTGATCGCCCACGTCACGGCGACCGCGCCGCACATTGACGTTTGTTACGGAGTCCATCACGTTGGCAAACTCGGTGGTTCCGTCAAGCACGTATGTGGTGTTATCCAATACGCCTTTAAGCGTGTCGTCAAGGACGAACGCGTCAACCTGAAAACCTGTAGCAATCTTGAGGTCATAGTTGCCTGAATCAACAACTGCCACGCCAGGCATCACGCCACCTGTAACTGCAACGGCCCAGCGGAACGCGAATAAGCGCGCAAAGCGTTAACGACCGACTCACCGATTTCGGCGCTAGTAGCGAGCCCGCCTGTGACGTTGATGGTCACTCCCCCGCCAGTATTTAGACGCTCTAACGGCACTACGGCTTCTGGGCCTGCTTCGCCGATCAGGGCAAGAGTAGGGGAGCTGACAATTCCACCCTCGGCCATGCGCGGAATGCCTAAACGTCCTGCTGTTGGTCGCGCAGGTTCTCTAGTTCCACCTAAGTCGGGAATGTCAAGATGTGCAATTGTGTTTACATTGCCTAAAAACGGTATTGCGTTGTATGCCCTAATCAGACCATTTATTGCCATAACCGCGACGTTGTACATGCTTTCAAACGCAAGATTGATTGAATTGACAATCAGTTGGACGCCTTCTCTAAACCATTCAAACTTGTTGTATGCCAATGCCAAACCTGCTATTAACAGCGCTATTCCTGCAGCAATTAAGGCAAACGGGTTGAGAGCCATGGCAATGTTTGTAGCCACGATTGCAGCTGCAACAAGAGCAATAGTTCCAGCAATAATTTGAAATGCTTTAGGATTGTCCTGTGCCCACAATGCAAAAGCATTTAATTTCGGCAACACGGTTTCGAGCACCGGCAACAATGCTGCACCAATTGATTCTTTGGTTTCATCAAGACTGTTTTTAAGAATCTTCATTTTTCCTGCAGCAGTTTCAGCATTCTTTGCTGTAGCACCGCCAAACGTGCCACCAAGCACATCCATAATTTCGTTAAGGCTTGCACCGTCTTTAATCATTGCTGCCATTTCTGGGCTTAATGATTTGAGCGCTTTAAAGTTGCCTTGGTATGCCTTGGCAAGCGCGTCCGCGACCGTAGTGCTGTCAGTCTGGAGCGCTGTACTTATGTCCATGACAAGGTTCATGTCTTTCATGGCCATGTCAACGTCTTTGGTGCCACGGACTAATGCTTCAAGCGATTTACGATATTCGGTATCGGCAATGCCAGACGCTCGACTCATTGCGCTTATTTGCTTTTCAACCTGTGCTGTTTGTGCGGCGCCAGCACCCGTCACATTTTGCAAAGTAAGCGCTAACGCAGCCTGTTCTTGCTGGTCTTCCATGGCAGCGCGTGTGGCGTCTCCCATGGCTACTGCCAAACCCGTCAAAGCTGCAGCCGCTGGAATTGCGGCCTTTTTGATTGCAAATTGTGCTTTTTCGCCCGTAGTTTCAAGTTGCTTGAATTGAGCTACTGCTTTTCGAATGCCTTTGCCGTCAAACTCGGAGATGATCGGGAGTACTACAGCCATTACATCAGCTCCTTAGAAGTCTTGTCCATGACGCGCTTCACTAGGTCGGTCATGCGTTGATTCACGTCGTCCTTGTTGCGCTCCCATGCTTTCCACATTACTCGGGACGGTTGACCAAACTTGGCGTTAAGACGTGACCCCATTATGCCGTCGGTCAAAAAATCAAACAATCCAGCGTCAGGATTTAGCCACTTAACCACAAAGGTTGCAAGGTTCACATTTTGCCCTGCGTATTCTTTGACCTTTTTAGTGTTAATCATTGCTTTGACCTGGTTGTTATTGCTCCAAGGGAAAATCTCGTATTGCTTAGGCGCCCACTTGCGCGACCAACCACTTAATGGTTCCTTTAACGGGATTGCTTGATACGCATCGTCAACGACGTTTTGCACAATCATTTTGTAATCGCGTGTAATTTCTCGACGCAAAGATTTGTCAATTTTGTTCAGGGTTTTTAGGGCGTCTTTAATTCCGACTACTTGTACCGTCGTTTCAATGCCGCGCCCTTGCTCTACATAACCTCTTGCTGGCATGACTACCTTCTTTTTTTGTTTGCCTCGTTAAGCACTTTAATGACGGTTGCCAAGTCTCGTGAGTCAAACGCAATGTCGCTAGGCCACCAACCGACCGCGACCAGTACTTCTGCTAGTTGGCGGCGGTAGGTGCCGCGTCCGTAGGGTTTGGGTCTGTCTCGTCCAGTACCGGCAGAATGTCGATGTCAGGGTTTTTGCTTAACCATTCGCGCCAGTTGTCACCAACTTGCTCGCCTTTAATCTTAAGAATTGTGTGCATCCAGCAGGCGTAATCCGAGTACAACGGGTTTGCGGAGAGCTGTTGAATGTTGCGACGTTCAAGCCGTTCCCATTCCGTGACCACAAACAAGTTGGTGTAGTAATACTCTGGGGCGCTGTCAGGGGTGCGCTTCAACTGCAACTTGATCTTCATGTGTCTCCTATGTCGGCTTGGAGCCGTTGATTATGCGGTTGTATCTACGCTGTACACGCCACCCTGAAACTCGATATCCCATTGCGACAACTCGCCCAAAGACGCATTGATAACAGGAATTGATGCAAGGTATGTGTCAGTCAAAATAAAGCCAGGGTTTGTTGCGCCGTCTGCAGAGCTAGTTGGGTTTACTTTGACGGTGCACTTAGTGCCCAACAATGGCGACAATGTCGCATAAGTCTGGCTTGCTGCATATGATGCGAAGACCGTTAAGGTCAAGCTGTTTGAAAACAACCCCGCCGTCATGGTGCGGGATGTCTGGCCAAAGGACGTATCTTCGAGCGCTTCCGCGGTGACCGTCAAGGTTGCGCTAACAACATCGTCGGTAATGTCAACAATTGAACCGATTGCGGCGCCGACTTTAACGGTTGGATTCGAGAGGTAAGTTGATGCTGGCATGTTTGCTCCTTAAGTTCTGATCTGATAGTAGATGATTTGTATTAGATAGTTGTGGATTATGCGGTCTGAGCTTGGATAGCGCATTCGAGGTCGTAGCACGGGTACAACGCGCCACCAATCTCAAGGCTTGACGGACGGCCACCCATAACAATGATTGATGAGCCAAGCACGGTTGCAGCAATGCTTAAAATTGAGCGAAGTACCGGCAGACCTGCAGGCCCAGAACCAATGACCTTGATCGGGAACTCGAGGCGCACAATGTTGCCGTTGCCAGCAAACGTCGTGAAACTCGGTGCATCCAAGTACACGCAATTAGGCACAAGTTTTGTTGGGTCGTTTACAACGCGCAAAGAAGTGACTGCGGTCAGCGTTGCGGTGACATCATCAATTGCTTCGTTGAACAAGTCGGTGTACGACATCAGGCAACCGCTGGACGAGGGATGCCAAGCAGCTGCTTGACGATCGGGGTCAGGCTTTGCTGTGGTGCTGAACCCATGCCGTCAAACGTGGCGTACGTGGATTCAATTGAGCCACGGGAGCGCCACAGAGCGGCGCAATACATCAAAGTGCCCAATGTTGCGTCTCCGCCTGGTGAAGTCGTTAGGGAGTCAATATAGCCCGATTCCTGACGCCTGCGATAACAGAACTGGTTGCCAGCCGACACCGATTGCGTGAGCAATGTGTAATCGTCTGACGGGTTCGCAATGGTGATGCCAAGGTAAGACATGACTTGCGCGGCAGTTACCCAAGTGCAAACAGGGTCATAAGCAACGGTTCCAGACGCGGCGACACGCTCGACATCGTCAGCGGTTTTGGCGTAAAGCACTTGGTCAGCGATCGGCAATTGGTAGTCGTATAGCAGGTCGCCCTGGCTGTCAACGCCAATGTACAAATACTGTGGCAATGCGCGCACCGTGTAGGTGCCGTTAAATGTGGCGTCAACGCCTGCAACCGTAATTGACTGGCCGACTGCAATCTCGCTGGGGGTCAGGAGTTGCAGTACGGCGTAGTTGTCAATTAGGTACTTGTTAGTGACCGAATAGGTGGCCATTACTAGGGCCTACCTTTCGAATCAAGGGCTGACGGTGATGGACTTGACGAGATCGCTGTCTGCGATGAACGTTGCAACGTATCCGTAGTAGGAGAACACGCGTCCGAGTGTGGATGGTGCTTCTACTGACATCAAACCGCGCACCTGCTCATAGAATTCTATTGCAGATGATTTTGCTACCACCATGGTGTTCAGGGCGAAGTTGCGGTCAGCGACCAAGTTCAAACCAAATGGGTTGAACGTGTTGAGCTGTGTGATGTTTGCGGTTCCTGCAGCGTTTACGCCCATGAGACCGGCAGCGCCAGCGTATGGGAATACCGAACGCTTGTCTGCGTCCATTTGCTGGCCGAGCAACTTCCAGACGTTTGGTGACACAAAAACTGTGTCTGGCAAGAAGTTGCTTGCGGTCAAAATGTCGGTTGCTGCATCGTAAAGCGCTGCAAACAATGTTGATGGGTCGGTGTTGTTGTAAGTCCAAGTTGAACCTGATGCTGATGCACCTGAAGTGATCGCATCGGCTGCCACGTTGTCGCTTTGCAACAGGTATTGTCCGGCGAGGTCACGCAAAATGATTTCCATTGATGCGGGGCTCGTAAAGTCCACGTCCTGTACCGAGAGGGTCACCTGGCCGCTTAGGGTTGTCTTGCTGACCACATTCGAGGCAATCTGGGGGCTGGTTGCCGATACAGCGCCAAGTTCGTTTGCTTGTGCAGCAACTGAAGTGTGCGTTGTCCATGTTGGACGAATGAATGTTTTTTGATTGCCACCGTCTGGCATTGCGCGAGCGCCTACTGCTGCGACTACTGGACGGATGTAGTTAAGATCCGCAAACACAGGTCCGAGCACGATTTGGCTCAAAAGGCCTGGCGTATTTTCGGTGTTTGTATCGCCACCTGAACCGGCAGCTGCTTGCAATGCGCTTTGCTTTGACAATGCGTAATCGCGTGCGGCTGCTGCAACGTTGCGGAATGTTTCTCCGCCGATGTGCATTGCTGCAAGATATTCACCTGCGGTTGGCAGATCAAACTTGCGCTTTGCTTGTGCAAATACTGGTGCAGTAGGGATGGTTGCCTCGACTGCGGTTTCGTTTACTTCGGACATTTCTTGTTTCTCCTCTACTGGGGTTACTTTTTCATTTAACACTACTTCTTCGGGCTCTTGGTGGATACTCGCTGCAACTTTGGTGATGTTTGCTGCATCGCCAAAAGCGCCGATCGGAACTAGGGACAATTCCATCCAGTCGGCTGACTCAATGATCATTGTGCCTTCTTCGTCGTACGAGAACTTGGTCGGATTTACGCCCACCGATACTTGGTCAATTGTGCCGTCCATGGCCATAACCAAAGCGTCGTTGCCGAGGCTTGTTGCGCTGATCTTGGCGCTAAACAACATTCCTTGCTCGGTTTCTGCACGTTCCACGACGACGCCGACCGGCATATCAGCCTGGTGATACATGAACAGGCGTGGGGCTTTGCCTTCGACTGGCAATGAGCCTGGGCGAAAGATCACAGCTGTGCCGTCGCTGACTACTGCCGGCACGTTGTATGGAACGGCTACTCCGCTGATGGTGCGGCGTGGTGCGTCGCCTTTGGCAGCGTCAAGCGTGAACTCTCCTGCGATTAGTTTGATCATCTTGCTAACTCCTCTTGTGTGTTTTCTCTAACAATTACTTCGTCGTCTGCGCGGTCGGCCATAAAGTTTTCTTCTAGGTATTCGTCAGCATCAAACTCAACATATGTTCCGCGCGGTAGGACGTTGTCCATTGACAGCGCGCTAGCGATCGCATCGGCATACAGTTTGACGCCGAACAGGTACAGGTCAGCGCGTGCTTGCTGTGATGACTGGTACGAGTACGCGCCAGTTGCGACTCCGACAAGGTATGGGGGCGTATTTGCGAGCCTGGAGCATTCAAGAGCTTGGTACTGAGACGCTTCAATTAACAGCATCTTGTCAGGTGTGCTGTTTGTTTCTGTGTATGTCAAATACTCGTTAAGCGCAGCGGTTTGGTTTGTTGATCGCGCAGCATTAAACGCGCTAGCCAAATCAGCAAGTTCTTGCGCGCTAAGTGGCTCGCCGCCAGTTTGCTTAAGCACGCCGGCAGGGATGCTTGATGATGCGTTGCGGTTGCGCGCTGCTTCAAGTTTGAGCGCGGTTTCAATTGCGCCTGGTGCCGAGTAGATCATGCCTTGCGCTGGCGACAAGAATTGCACAAGGTTTGTTGGGTCGAGCATGCCACCGTTGAAATACACTTCTTTGGACGGGGCAAACCACACAGGGCCAACCATGTCGGTCGTGGTAATTGAGCCTGCTGGCAGTCGTGTAAACGTCGCAGGATATCCGTCAGCGGTGCGCGAGGTGATGTACCAGAACGCGCGACCAAAGAACATCAAGTCATCAAGTGTCCACGACATTAAAAATTGGTAACTGACAGTTGGGTCTGGTCGGCGTATCCATGAACGTGGAGCAATATAAACCTTCTCCATGTCATCGCCGTTCCACATTTCGTTGTACATTTTTAACGGCATTGAGCCAATAACCGATGCCATCAAATCTCGAGCACGGTTGATCGTTGGCACGCTTATAGCGCGGTTGCGCGCTTCGCCTTCTTGGTAACTGTAATACTGGCCAATCATGCTGACGCCTTGCGCGTTACTTGTGTAACCGCCAGCAACGGCAGCTGCCACGGTGGGCGCTGGGCTTATCGCTGCTTTGCGTGTTTTGTTAAAGATCGCCATAGTCCTACTTTGTCATATAAGTGGCAACCGCGCATGACTTATCCGATTCCGACAAAAGGCAAGGTGCGCGGTCGCCGCGTTTATCTTAGTTATTTACCGCGACAAGCATGGGCTTTCCGCTGTTGACTGGACGGGCACACATGCCGATTCCCCAGACCATTGTTCGCGCCAATTCGATCGGCCCAGGTGATCGCTTGCTTGATAGCACGATTGTGTTGTCGGTGCGAACAGCAACGGCGCGCTGCACATGTTCGGCAAGTAGTTTTTCTCCCGTGTGTAGCAGTCGCGCTTCGGCGATCATGTTTTTGGCTAGCGGTGTAAATCGTCCAAGTTCGGCATAGCCAACGACGACTCGGCGGCGCTCGATGTTTGGCGGGCATGTTGCGTCCACGGTCGGCGACAAGGCAAACCTGATTGTTGGGTCTTTGGCTAGTTCTTGCACGTTGTCCCACAGCTCTGTAATTGACTCGGCGATAAATGCGACGGTGACGAGCACCCGACCGTCCGACAGGTTGACGCATTTGGTCGCGCTGTATCGGGAGTCGTCCAGCGAAGACTCGATCGCCACGACGCCGCCGCTAGGGATGTCCCCTGTGTATTCAAGGGACGGCCAACGCCCTGGCTCAATCCATCCGCGCACAACACTCACCCAAAGGTTTAGGGATGCGCGCAAGAACGATGCGCGATCAGGGTTTGTGGATTCTTGCCTAATGGTGTCCATGTCCAACGTGTAACCGAGTGCAGGATTACCCCACGCCCATGATGCAGGATGCAGCGGGTCAAGGCTTGGGTCAGGCGACCATTCCGCCATGTACATCGTTGACGGTGTTCCCTTGTCAATTGCTCGAATGCCCGCTTCTCTCCAGCGCGCGAACAACACGGATTCTTCGGTGCCAGCTGTGCTGAAAAAGCACGCGAGAGGATTTTTTCTAGCGCGCTGTGCCGGCAAGAGTCCGCCTTCAACCGAGTCAGGATTGACGTCAAACAACTCGTCCACGATCACTAGATCAATGCTCATACCGTGACCCTGATTTGGCTTCAATGCTTTGACCCACCACTTGCTGCCGTCTGGCATCGTTGCCTGATAACGACCGTAAGACTTGACGATCTTGGCGCCGTAATACTCCTCAAGGATTGGTGCCAGATCATCAAACAACAAACACGCAAGATCAAGTCTGTGCGCGCCAGATACCACGGTTTGCTTTTGTCCACGTATCTTTGGCATCTCCACAAGCCAAAACAAGATCAACGCTTGGATGATCGTGGTCTTGCCGTTCTGACGCGCAACCGACACAAGGCTCGAGCGATGCACAAACTTCTGATCAGCGTCAACCGCCAGCATCCCTTCAAGTGCATGTTTTTGCCAGGGCATCATGGTGATCTTGAGTACTTTCTCGGCCATGTCCCCCACAAGTCCAGCTAGTGAGCCGGCATGGTCTGGGAT